CCGTTCCACACGAACGACGTTGCGTTGCCGTTGATCAGGAACTGCGACCCGAATTGATCCCTCGTCCTGTAGTATGACTGGATGAAGTCGGCTGCCTCGGACTTGATGTTGAACATCTTGGCATCCTCGATCATCGTCTCGGTGACTTCAAACGAGAGCTTCCATTCGGACGGCGTCACAACCTGTTCGTAGCCGACCTGCTGGGAGGTGCGGGGATAGTTGCCGCCTTCTCCCACATTCTGGAAGTTTCCCTTGCTGGTAAGTTCAGAGAATTTCTCAGCGTACTTATCAGAGTCCATGACGTTGAAGATCAGGTTCAGAGGTGATTTATACCCCTCTTCCTCTTCCTGCAAAAAGGCACGAATTGGATCTTGGGACTTCAATTTGTTATCGTAGAGGCTTTTTATCCCCTACTTCTTACGGTTCTGTTCCCGTAAGTTCAGCATATCTTTTCGCCCTCGACTTTACGTTAGGGTGCTGCGGACTCGTGGAGGGATTATATTCTCTTTCGAGTTTCACCCTCTATGCGTTGCGTGTGACTAGGCTGTTACGTCTAGCCTTCCACTCTGATTGGCATGTTCTGAAACATATGCAGAGATTGCTTTCAATCTCTCGACATCGAAGAAAACCTGTTGAGGATACCATTCTACAAGGTCTTTGTGGTGCTTGCTAGCATTGCACCCAGGGCAAGCAGGGATGATATTTCCAAGTGTGTATTCGCCATATTCGCTAACAGGGATGATGTGTTCTTGCGTCAGTTTCTTTGGCTTCTCACCACAGTATGCACATCTGTAATGAAAGAGCTTCTTGACTTGTTTCCACTGTTCGCAGGTAAAGTCTGCCCTGAGGCCTTTCACTCTTACCCTGCGAAGGCAGGCACGCTGGATATAGGCTTCCGTGTTTTTCTTGTAGTCTCTATCCTTATGCTCTTTATGCCTCTCGGGGTGCTCGGCAACCCATTTGCGGTGATTTTCCCTGGCACGTTCCATTGCCTCTTCGCTCTTGTGCCTTCGGTTATATTGCCTTTCAGCGCCCCTTGCTTTGTGCTCCTGTGCATATTTGTGGTTGTACTCTTTTACATGCTCCCTGTTATCTCTCTTCCACTGGCAGATACATTCTCCACAGATAGTTGTGTAACCATCTCTCTTTGTCTTGTCCTTGTAGAATTTTGCCTCATCTAAAGTTCTCTTACATTTGTTGCATTGTTTCAAAACTTCACAGCCTTCCAGATTTCTTCCGCAGTTATAATATAACAGGTTTCCCTGCTACACGGCAAGCCATTCACCGAAAATACTGTTGTTCAGTCCACTGGTTTTACTAAATACTAACGGCATTCAGTTTCACTCCTTTATCAGTTTTTACAGTACGTCGAAGCGTCCGGTCACTACACCACCGAGAGTCGCAGTAAGGCTGGTCGTTGTAAGGACGTGGAAATACAGGCCGACAGTCGCGGCCACGGTCGCCACACCCGCGTCAACGTAGACGGCGTTGGTGGCGTCGATGGCGTAGAACGGGAAGGCCAGGGAAGCGTTCGTGATCGCCGCGGAGCAGGCAGTCTGCCAGATCTGCGTCGGGTCTACGAGGACAATGGGCACCTGCGCAGCAGAGGCAACCGCAGCCACCGTCGCTATCGCCGCCTGGCATACTCCCAGGATGGGGCCAAGCAGAGAAGTCGCCGGAGCCAGGCAGCCGGAAGCGTTGACGTACACGACGCTATCGATGGCAAGGCCGGTATTGGATGCTACGGAGTAGTTGTAGTTAAGCGGCGCGCTCGCGCCACTCAAAGATTGAATCAGCTTAAAAGCCACTTGTCTCACTCCTTCTTAACGAGTTCTTGGATTGTTTTTCCTGTCTTCAGCGATACATTTTGCCTTGAACTCCATGATCTTTTCATCCGTCCAGGTCGGGTTCATTGCCTTGAAGCGGGCAAATTCATCCGCGTCGATCTGAATATGCTCGAGATCGTTGGTCGTCGCGGCTCCCTCCGATTTGACGGAGGACCTGCCCTGGATTGAGTTTAAGGTAGCCTGCTTCGCTTTCTCGGCTCTCTTTGAAGCGAGGGCAGTACGGTTCGCGCTCTCGTAGGCGTCGAGTATCGAATAGCCTTTCTGCTTCAAGGAGAGCATCTTGGAATAAACTTCATCCCCGACGATCCCCTTGATTTTCTGGTCGGCAGCCTGGTCGGTAGACGATTTCACCTGCAAGCTGGTAAACTCAGGCCATTCTTCTCCCAACGCGGAGAGCTCGGCGTTGAAATCGGTTACGTGGGCGCGCTCTGACTCTGCCTTCTTGGTTTCTTCCAGCGCCCGCTTTATGGATTGGAACTCAGGATCGGTCCTGATGATGTCCCTGATCGTCTGGGGATCCCAACCGGCGTCCTTGTATTCCTGAAGTTTCTTTTCCATCTCGGCCTGCTGCTCAATTGTTTTCTGAGCATTGGCGGCCTCTTTCCACTGATCCAGCTCTGCCTTTAACCTTGCCGTCTCTTCTTCAGCCCTTCTTGCCTTGGCGAAGGCGGCGTCCAGATCAGGACTCTGCTTGCTGGTCCGTTCGGCGGCTTCGGACTCGCTAGTTTCAGCGACGGTTTCGCCTCCGTTTTCGTTTTCAAATTCATCCTCGGCAGGTTCGCCGGGGAAGAGGACGGCGGGCTCCTCTATTGCGCCGCTAATCGGATCTGGCATATCTTTGCTCCTTGCGGTTTACCCTCCGCATCGGGAAATCACCCGAAGGCGTTATTTCTTGCTGGAATCTCCGTAGCGCAGATCCTCGCCCATGATGTACTTGGGTCCTACTGAATCCCGCTCGATCTTCGCACCTATGCGATTTACTGAAGATTTGTTCGGGAAGCCTTCATTCTGCTTACGGGTCTGTGTTCCGCTCTTGCCGCGTTGCTTGCCGTCCTGCACGTTTGTCACCTCCTTAACGTGAAAAAGGGGAGCCTGTGGTTTCCCACTAGCCCCCCGTCTGGTTGTTCCTGATCGGAGTTTACTTATTCAGTTTGATCGTTTCCAGCTTTTCTACGAGCACGATAAGACTGTCCTGGATGGTGATCGTAATCTTCCCCCACTGGATCTCTTTCAGGGCGTTGATAATCCGCTCGTCGGTAAATAACAGCGACGCTTGCACTACTTGGTATGCGGGTTGATGATGGTCTTGCGCTTCTTCGGCTTCGGCGGCTCCACCAGGTGATCCAGGTTGCCGCCCTTGCGCGGGCCGACTGCCGGTTTCTTTACCATGCTCTGCTTGGTTGCCATCTCGCTTTTTCTACCTCCTAGTATTTTTGGCTTGTCGAGACTTTGAACTCCGTCATACTGCTTTTTACTCGCGTTGGGCATGGGGCCTTTCTCAAGCTTCTTCTTCTTAGCCATCTCACCACTCCTTAATTTTCTCTACGCGAAGGGCATTTTGGGATTGTTCAGCGAGGGGCCAGCCGCCTTCTTGGGCGGCATCATCGGCTTCTTCATCTTGGCCTTCGCTTTGGAGACAACCTTCTTTACCGCCTTGGGCATCTTCTTCTTGGTCTTAGAAACAACCGCGCTTTGCTTGAGCATCTTTTTGGTCATCCTTTCTTTTCGCCAGCTTTGCGATAACTTATAGCGACCGCCTGTTTAATTGCCGCCTTCTTTGACTTCGGCTTCGATGTACCGATCTTGCCTTTCTTCTTGTAGGTATCAACAAGTTCTTTAACATTCTTACCCCGGACCTTGTTGGACTTGCCCTTGAGGAGCGGCACCCTGATCACCACCTCCTTCGAACTCAGCGAAGATCTGTTGTAGAGCTTCGGGAGACTGCTTCATCATGGATGTCACGATCTTCATCTGCTCATCCTGGGGAAGCGTGGCGAGCTTCTGCCTCACGGCCTGCGGCAGAGAGGTGATAAATTGTTGGATGTCTCCCTGGTTCGGCATTCCCTGTTGTCCGGGCTGCGGCTGTCCTTGCTGTCCTGGCTGAGTAGTCCCGGCCGGCGGTTGGCCGGGTTGTTGCATAGTAGGTTGTGTAGTAGGTTGAGACATAGACAGCGCTCCGCCTGGCGCAGGTTGTGATTGCTGTTGCTGCTGTGCTTGCTGCTGTGCATCCTGAGCATCCTGGGCTTCCTTAGCCTGTTTCTGCTGCTCGATGAAGAACTCTTTGACCATTGTCGCCTGTGGAAAATCAATCGCCTCCATGCACGTCCAGAAAGCAACCGGATCAATCAACTTGCCTTTGCTGATGTTGATCAGAGTGTTCGTTAACCATACCTTATCCTTCGGTAAGGCGTCCTTGGTATTGACCTCGAAAGTAAAGTCTGTGTTATAGAACCACTCGCCTGAAGCATCCTGTCTCAGAAATTCGTACTTGTTGAACTGGCCCCAATCGTCCTGGTTCTTCTCATTTTTAGAGATGTAGGGTCTCAACTCATCGTAATAGGCCAACTTGAACTCGAACATCAGTTGGTATAATTCCTTAAAAGCAGTGTTCTTGTTCGTTGCCTTAGATTGCATCCGTCCTGAGCTCTGGTTAATCTGCTGCTGCTTGGCTACAGCGCTTTTCGCTGTGGTATCTTCCTTGCCAAGGAAAGCGTTGGTAATTCCCAGTTCACTTTGCGCCAAGGCATATAGCTCATGGGCAAACTCCAGATCCTGCGATACGTCGGCCTGCAAATCCTCCACACCGAAAGCCTGAAGCTCGGCAGCGTTTCCTCTCACCACTTCATAAAGCTCATTCTTGAGATTGAGCCTCATCGTGTCTAAAGTCTTTATGATCACGCCGCCAGTCAGTAGTTTATCTTCGATGGTGGAGACGATCTTCTTCAGGGCGTCCTGCTGATCGCGGATCACATCGACATCGCTTTGTCCGCCGAATTGGAAGTTGACCGGGACGTTCCTCCACCGGATCAGAGGGGATTTAGTTGGCTGGAAGTAAGGCACTTTCGTTCCCTTTTTGATCACGGTTCCATTGGCGAGGATCATATCCTCCTCTATGATCTCCTTGTCCCTGATCACCTCTTTGAATCGTTTGGAGCCGCACTCGCACTCATCAGATGGGCCTTGCGTGAGTCCGCACTCCTTGCAGACGTCCAGACGCCGATGATAGAACTTCTCGACATTCTCCAGCGGGACGTTCCTTGTCCAGACAAACTTGTTTATGTCTCCGTCGGTGTCCTTGTACCAGCACTCGAACAGAGTAACCTTACCCGAATAGTTCTGCGTTCCATGGAAGGCATTCATCTGCGGATATTCGTCTGAGTCACCGGGGCCTATATCGACGTTGTACCGCCGCTCGACGTATCTCTTGGTGACAGAGAACGAGACGAAGAAATAATCCATATCTTTGATGCGGTAGACTCCTGGCTGCGGGATGAAAGCCTTGGGATGCGGGTTCTTCACTTGCAATTCTCCGCGCCATAGATGATGCTTCTTGTCCGGGTTCCACATGACCTCAAAGAGAGAGAACCCCTGTATATTCGTAGTTCGCAGGTTCTCATCGTACATCTCATCGAAGTCCTCGATCACCTTCAGATCGTCTTTAGCAGAGTCCTCGATCATCTGAGCGAGATAGTCAAATCCCCTGTGTCGAGATTTTACAGCAGGGGCGGGGACCGTATTGTCCACTTCGGACTCCAGAAACTCATAGACGATGTTGACCACGTTCTTTGAGAGCTTCCCCGACTTGGATCTGGTGTCGGGATCGTAGTCCACATCGATTGTCCCGTTGTAGATCATCTCACGGTCGTTGAAAAGAGTCTCGGGATAGTTGTTCGCCTTGGAAAGCGCGCTCTTCAACTTCTCATCCCAGTATTTCAACTTTGCCATGAGTTCCTGATCTGATTGGCGGTCTGCTAAAGTATCTGCCACTTTTTTAATCACCTTCCGGAACGGTTTCAATAAGTCCATTTAATCACCTCAGCCTGCTAGATAGGCATCGCGGATGTAGCGCTTCCTGCCTGCTGCGTATGTTGATATTGATACCTTTGGCAGTTGCTAAACTTAGAGCACAACGCTTCCGCACTGAACAGCGTTACGTTATCAGGCAACGTACTCTCAAATTTTTCTCTGTCCCTCATGTGTCTGCAAACCTCTTTATGATCGCAATCAACGCACTTGTTCATTCCACACCTCCGCTAAGAATTGATCAATGCCTGCTGCCATGTTCAACGGCGGGTATAATTGTTTGAACTTCGCTTTGGCCTCGTCGTAATCATCCGGCAGGGAGTTTCGCATCGCCAGCATCGCCACTCCTGGCCCGCGTGACTCGCCTCGATTGCAGTGCACTAAGACCTTCACGCCGCACTTCAAGGCTTGTTTGATAGCGTCTAATGCCGGCTGAATCAGGCGCATCGAAAAGAACTCAGCAGGGGCATCCACCATGTTCAGGATGATCCTGGTTGGCCGGTAAGCGACTAGATACTCAGGGTGATCCTTGGCGCATTGCTTAGCGTAGCCCACGGCATTGCGATGGAAGGGGTACTTGGCACACTGGACGAGGTAAAAACCTTCAGCGATGTCATCCTGGCTGCCGACATAAAGATTGGGATAAACTTCGATCATGTTAATCACCTATTTCTAGAGAGATAAAGATTGCGATAGTTACCAAAGTAAATATTATTCCATCTATCAACCAGCACCAACCATAAGGAGGCGTTGTCCTGATTGTTAAATATATCAGAACTAATGTCAGGACTGTAAGTAGTATTCTCATTTTCCAGTCATCCCCTTATCTCCCCCACTGATTGTTGCAGGTAAACGATCAGTTTGTTGATCTGATCTATCCCCGCGTTTACTGCTACTGACCAGACATCGGTTTCCGTATTGTAGGCGTAGAGAAGGATCTGATCGAATCCTTCCTTGTTCAGCTTCGAGAAATCAACCAGGGAATACAGATCGACGTCGTTCTTCGCCTTCAGCCTCTTCTCAACTAGGAATATGAGGTTGTCCAGAGCCGCGAGACAATAAGAACATATCTTTTCCTGTATCCTGAATCTCTGTTTCTTCTCGTCCTCCACAACTTGCACCAAGACCATATTCTGAATCGAGGGGTAGATCGCATCGAAGTATAACTTGTTGGAATACAGTTCCTCTTCGACACGTTTGATCTCCGGGATGAAATGTTCATTGTTCTCGCAGATACGAAGAAGAGATCGCTTATACCCGATCTTCTCTTTGATCCAACGTGCGTCATCCAATAGTTGACCGAAGAACTCGGACTGGTCGATTCTCTCAGGTTCGATAATTTCATGATGAACGAAATCGACATCATCCGTCATCCATTCTTGGCATACCTCTTTGAACGGTCTGTTCTCCGCTCCCTCTATTCCCAAGCCGCCTTCAGTGCAGTTGACAACCACGCCGTAAGACTGCGAGGCGATATTGTTCAGACAGTATTTCATCGCCTGAAAGACTTCATCCGTGTTCACATCTTCCCCGTTGATGTCCTTAATTGGTATAGGATGAGAATTATACTTTTGCTTGAACACTCCGAAGGCGTGAGACTTGTCGCCGTAATAACATAAATCCTGACCGATCAGAATCACAGGCGCGCACCCTAGATTGAAAGCGATCTGGATAGCCTGGCCTGTCACCGTCACTGTATCGCCCATGCAGGGAGCATCCTTGTAAAAACGCTTGGAAAGAAATTCTCCCTCTCCGAGGAAACGATACTGATTGCCCTTGAAAAGAGTTAATATGTCCGGGTGCGTTCTCAGGTTCGTTATCATGGGTACTTTATTGATCCAGGGCTTGCAGTAGTTGATATTCTCGTAGATAGGATCGACGCACATGATATAGGTTGGCGTGATCCCTTTGACGTGTAGCGATAAAGCCGCTGTCCCGCACGCGATGATCACTGCCTTGCCCTGACACTCTCTCAACGTGTCGATCTGCTTCTCTAAACTCGGTCCTCCTGCTACGATGATCGCCGGGCAGGTATATTTGCCGTAAAGCTCGCTGACCCATCTTTCCTTGCTCAATAGATTGATCAGTTGATGGTCTGCCCATTGAGTGAAGAAACGGTTTTCCGTTCCCGCTGAGACTAATAACGCGTTCTTAACCGCCTCGTCCATCATGCTCTCACCTGGAACGAGGGAACCGGCCACGGCTTATCAGGCCGTTCTTCAATGGCAGACATATGCGTAATTGCACGGCCAAGCATAGCTAAAGTATTTACGCACCGAGTTGCATAACAAAGGTTTATAGTATCCATCACCAAAAGATGCGTTTCGTAACATGATTGCCGGAACAACTGCCTTTCTTGCGGGGTATCGAAGATAATATGTGGCCACGCTTCGTTACCACCAAATCTAAGATCAACATCTCTCATAATTTCATGGCCTATATTTTTGAGCATACCAGGCACGTTATCTCTTTCGATTATCTCCAACGTCTTTTCCGCAGCCGCAAGCGCGATGCAGTCCCCTGAGAAGGTGAATGAGTAGTGAACCCTGGTTATATACTCCATATACTCTTTCTTACCGGCAATAGCGGAAAGGGGATAGCCGTTGGCCAAAGCTTTACCGAGACACACGAGGTCGGCGTCCACTCCATAGCACTCCTGCGCGCCCCCCTTGGCGATGCGGAAACCGGTAACTACTTCATCAAGGATGAACAGGGCGTTGTTCTTGTGGCAGAGATTCTTGACGGCGTTCAGGAAATCGTCCTTCGGTTCCTCTTTATTGACAGGCTCCATGATCACGCAAGCGATCTGGTTAGGGTATAGATCGAAGATGGCCTCCAGGCTTGCGAGGTTGTTGTATTTGAAGGGGTGCGTCAATTCTGATACTCTGGACGGTACACCTAGATTTCTCCCCGCTACGCCTATGCTCCAGTCCTGCCAGCCGTGATATCCACATTGGGCGATGTGGTCCCTTCCCGTGATCGCTCTCGCCAGTCTCACCGCGCCGCTGGTTGCGTCCGAACCGTTCTTGCCGAAGCGGACCATCTCCGCGTTGGGCACCATCTGACAAATTCTTTCAGCGACGATCTCTTCAAGCTCTGACGGCAGGGTGAAGATTGAACCCTTGTCGATCTGCCTCTTCACCGCG